CCACCTCTAACATAAACTTCAATTCCATCTAGGGAAAATGTCCTTTCGTCTTGGTACATTCGACTTGTAAAAAAGGCGACTTCTCCATAGTTGTAGCCCCCCTCGTTAAAAGTGGCGAAATCTACTGGGAAGCTTGTTGTTTTCATTTCTTGGTAAGTCATAGGGCGACTGATAGCACTATAGGTGCAAATCACATCATCAAAGCCACAAGCAATTGTTTGCTTTGCTGTGTCGTCCTTCCAAATCCAAGTCTTATCGTCAAATTCGGTTGCCCCAGTAGGTCGTTTCCAGCCGTCAAAATGGTAAGTGGACCAAGTTTCTGTATCGATATTGTAGAGCCAAGGTCCGAAACTGACAAATTTTTGTCCTAACATTTTGAAATGCGAACATGCGTAATCTCGTTCAATGTAATCCCCAGTAATTAAAAAATTATCTAACGGTTTAGAAACGGGGAGTTGTCCTTGAAAAATATTGTCTACTGTTAGATTGGAATTTAAGCGGTAGGCTCTCAAATCGTCCGTGTAAAAATATAGATCTTTGTTGGCTCTAACAAAACTCCCATTAAACCGCGTTCTGTAATCAAAATGAAAAGTAGGATCTCGCTCAAGAATCTTTGTCTCATCAGTCGAAATTACCCATCTTTCCATCCCCGTCGGGGTGAATGTAATGATGTTTCCATTGAAATCTGTCATTGATTGAATTTGCTCAGGAGGGACAATTTTATATAGCTGGTCGTTTTCATCTACTTTCAATGTGGAAAAATTGTTAGGTTCAGAGATGTGCAGAGCATTGTGATAAGCACTATAGAAAATCATCCGATTCCCAATAATTAAAGCTCCCCTAGCCAAGTCATTGTCGTTGTAGTTCGTAAGAGGAGAAGTGTTAATATTTAAAGACGCTATATCGTTTACGGTAGCTGTTGAAGTAAGAGGAGCGGTGACCATATTTCTTGGGTTAGATAACCCAGAAAAACTCCCCAACGCTTGAAACATGTGTTGAGAAGGGAAAATCGCTTTTGCTGGATTTGTTGGCTGACCCGACGTGTCATACTGAGCATTTATATCTACTAAAATTTTGTTGGAAAACGTGTTTAAATCGATTCGTGTTGGGTTTGTTGTTGGGTTGTGCAGGTAATGTTCGCATTGAAAGCTTTTCAAGTTGTTGGGCAGCGACGATTCGTCAGCAAGCTTTTCCCCTTCATAATTGACGTTCAAAGCGCCGTAGGAAACACTGTTTAAGTAAACAAAACGCCTGTAACTTATGTCCGATTTAAGATCATATAAAGGGGTTGATCCTGCAAGAGGAGGAATTGTTACATCACTGTAAGTTTGGATGGTTGCAAATTTTTTGATATCGATCATTTGATGCGCAAACATCGCAGGATTGGCAGTAGGATCTAAAGGGAGATATACAGGATCCCAAAACCCTGCTTTAATATTTTTTAAAACAGGAAATTTGTACAAAGACCCATCTTGCCCTACAATAAAATTGTGCAACTTCACACTTGAATCAACCAAGTCTGTTGGGGAATACTCAATCCCTGTTGTGATGTTAAGACTTACGGTTGGCATTTGACTCCTTCTCGTAAATCATCTCTTTCGGCTCTGCTTTTGCCATCACCCCTGCTGCTTTAATCTGCAAATTTGCTTCATCTTTTTTTGCTTGCTGATCCATCTTTTGTTTTTTCAGTTGCAGTTCTGCTTGTTTAAGTTGTTGATCTCCTTGCATTTTCTGCTTTTGCATTTCCATTTGTTGCTCTTGAGGAGATGGTCCTTGTTGTTGTTGCTGCTCTTGTTGCATTTGTCTATATTCTTCAAGAGTCATAGAACCGTCTCCCACCTCTTCAATCCCTGCTGGCATGAGAGCTTTCATTCTTCGGGTTAGATTTTCGCTATTGGCAGTGTTTAGGTTTGCTGCAAATTCATCAGCAAAATACGGCGCAATATTTGGGTTGGTTTGAATGATCTCTTTAATAGCCATGAGGTTAGCTGATTTTTCTGCTTCACTTGAAGCCCCATAGACAATTTCAAACATCATTTCTGAGCAAAGTTCACGTACGTCATTTCTGATCTCAGGATTGGATGGGGTATAGTTTTTCCCCCTTTGGTTTAGAACAAGCCCATCTCCAATGTCTCTTTGCTCAATGACAATCTCAGGGAGCATTTCTTTTAGAATGCGTCCTACTTCATTAATCGCTCTCAAGTGGTTCGATAGAACGACATTCTGTAGCAAGTTGCCCTGCATGATTTGCGTATGCAGTCCTGCATTGGTGGTCACTGATCTTTGTTGCCCTTGCATCGCTGGATTGATCCCAGCAAGTTGATCCATGATCTGAATCGCAGATTGCATTGCATTTAAAAGGGTTGCATCTAAAGTGTCTGGTGGGAGAACTAAAGGTTGCTGCATTCCCCCTTCGTCGGATTCGTTGACCTGAATGACCCCTGATCTTCGATTGTAATCGCTCCAAAAATTTTCCTTCCCTTCGATCATTTGATCGGTTACGACGACTTTTGTTCCCCCAAGTTTTTTCAGTCTCCCTACAATGCTTGATCCTACATAGTTGACCATTGTTTGAGCATCTACAATGGGATAGACAAAAGGAAGTGTTTTAACCTTGCGAGTATCAAAATGTCTTTTTTCTCCTTCTAATCCTTTCCAGTAAACGAGTGGAAGCCTTGTTTGAGTGTAATATTTAACAGGCTCTTGAGTAATTTTTCCGTCGATAATACGCATGAAAAATACATCATGGGTGACGACTTTTTTCTTCATCACTGGATTTGATATTTTTGTTTCATGCCACTTCCCAGACTGATCTAAATAGCATTGAACCTCTCTTGGCTTGCGATACCAAAAATCAATTACATCACAAATTTGTTTGTTTTTAGCTTTATGGTCGTCTCTTTCTCCTAAAAGCAAAGACTTTGCAGACATCTTGTACTTGAGCCCGCAGTATCGACCCTCTGTTTTGAAATCGTCTTCACTTTGAACATCGAAAAAAGCTTGAGTGGGATTATTGATAACCCTCAAAAAAGGTTCTTCAAATGGGGCTTTGTTTCCACATTGCCTGGTTCCTACTTGCAAAACTCCATATCCATAGTCGTAGACTTGATTCAAAACTTTTTTAAAGGCGCTTAAATGATCATTACAAAGAATCATTTTCTTTAGAACATATTGCCCTTCTTTGAGTTGCTTTGGGTCAAGGTTTCCCCCAGAAAAGGTTAGCGACAATTCTAGGCTTTCCCCTTCTCCCTTGACCCTCAGCAGATGTTTGTGGGCGAGATTGAAAACAAAAGATTCCTCCCCCCTTAAAGCTCGATCTTGGACAACTCCCCCATCCCACTGGTCACCAAATACGTAATTGATACAAGCTTCACCCCGATCATCATTTTCCTTAAAAAATGCTCTCCATGTGGAATAAATATCTTCGATCTCTCTAGGCTGATACACGGTGAAAACTCCCTATGGTTTCAACTGTTTGTCCCAAATCTACGTCGACTTTTGGTTTTGTTTTTGGCCTTTTTCTAACAGCCCTTCCCAAAAGATTTATAGCATCAAAAAACGTGTCTGCAATATCATCGTTTGCATGTGTCATATCAGCAGAAAAAGCGCAGAGTTCTTTTAGAAATGTTTTACGGATCTTATCACTATCCATCGGAAGATATACATTTACGTGACCCAGGTTTGCTAACGCTCCTTGCGCCCTTTTTAGTTTCGACTCTCTAACTTGCCTATGCATGGATTTGAAGCGGATATTTTTGATAGTTGACCTTAGGTCATCTAGAAGAACTGCCCCTGTTTGGATGTCTTCAATATAAACAGAGTCTACAAAGTCGTTTGCAAGAACAAAGTCTTCCATGCGTTGCTTCATCGAGGCATATGCCCATTTGCCCCTAAGCATGTCAATGAGATAGAGCTTGTTTTTTTTAAAAGCCCAGCAAGTTGCTACTGTATAATCATTGTGGGCTGAGCATTTAAGAGCGGTATCCACTGTGATAACATATCGATCAGCACGCTCAGGAAATCCTGTATAGTATTGGAAATCCCTTTCTTGGAACATCCCATCCTTAGGTAGCTCGCCCCACCAGCCATACAAATAACGATCACGCTCATGATCAGATAGAGTTTTAAGATTTGCGATATACTCAGGGTTGAGCTCCAAAAGTTTTTTATTTTCATCGACTCGACCAGCAATGAAGGTAAACGTACGAATATGTTGCATATCTTCTTTAGAAAGATTGTGATCTTTGATAAAGTCATCTTTGTTGTCCTTTACGATCGGTTCGTTGTTGATGAAATAGAGATAATGAACCTTTCCGCATTTTTCTGTAATAGGGTATTCCTCTTCATTCAAAAAAGGCTTAATCATTCTTTTAATCCACCCTTCCGTTGGGTTCGTAGTGATGCGCATATAGGGCTTAATAGAGGCTTTAGAGCGCAATCTAGCAATAAGAAACTTGAAAACCTCTTCATCCATCTCATCCCCTTCATCGAGCATCACGCAAGTAAACTGAGTTCCTTTTAAATATTGCTTGAAGTTTGGGTGATTGGAATGACAAAACTGGACTACAGCTCCACTTGAAAACGTTACTTTTAGTTCGTGTCTATTTGTCGAATATTTTAATCGGCAAAGGTCTGCAACATGTAAAAGTTCTTCCCAAAGTCCCCCTGCACATAAAATGTTTTGCCTATTTTTTCTAAAAATTCCACAACGATAATTGGGATCTTCAATATGTTTGATCACATCTAAAATAATCGCAAAAGACTTCCCTGCCCCCATAGCACCCCCCACAATTGCAATATCACATTTGCAATTGAATACACTTTCTTGAAACCCTTTTTGGATGGTAAGTCTAGTCAAACAGATTTTCCCCTATTGACTTTTATATAACATATTTTTTATTATTTGTCAAGTAAAAAATGAAAATTTTGATTATTTATTTTAGAAAAAAGGTAGGATTTATGTTTATTCGCTTTGTTGCAGAGAATTTTTTTGTTCAAAAACAGACATACTCTGCATCTGGAGAAAAAGTTTTTAATTTTTCGATGGTCACAAAAAACCCTTACATGCGTTTTGCGGTTTTTTGTTTAGATTGCAACTTTGCTTTAAATGCCAAACGTCTATTAGTGGAAGGAAATATTACGGATCAGAAAACTTCTTGCACAAATTATGAAAACATCTATCAGATTATTACCTATCAAAAGGTTTTTGCTACAAAAATAGAACCCATAGAGGAAGAAAATGAAAATTGAACAAAAAACATTCGACATGGCAGTAGTCCCAGCCATTTATTTGGGGCTTGGGTTTTTAGCAGGAAGAAAAAAAATAATTTCCTACTTCCCAAACACAACAGCAACAGGTTTGATCATAAGCTCTGCAATATCTGCTACAACTGCAATTGCTAGCGCATGCTTGTTTAAAGAGGATGATACAAAAAGAAGAACAGCGGTGATTTTTTCATCCGCGCTCAGCGTTGTGTTCTTGCCCGAAGTAATCAAAAAACTATACAACATTGAAAAACCCTCGGGATATTCAAAGTTTTTCGTGGCTCAAGCTTTGACCTATGTGTTTTTGGAGAATTTTAGAGACTCTAGTTGGATTGGGGCTCAACCTCAAGAAGAGCAACACTCAGATGGAGACGATAGCGACAATGGAGCAAAGAATCTTGAGGACATGATCTTTAAAACACCAATTTCCGAGGAACCACCAATGCCAAATAGTCAAGACATTCAAACGAGAAAGTAACACCCCTTGTTTTTGCTTTTTGGGGGTGTTGTAACCTGAATAGTAAAAAATAAAGAATTCTTTTTAGGGGTGCCCCCCATCGATTGGTGATGGGGTAATGGTACCCTATTTGCCTTGAAAATCGTTGTAGGTTTTTGGCACGAGTTTTTGGCACAACTTTTCTCTATGAAGCGTAATCATAAAATGTCTGTGACATAAAACGAACGTTTTTTGGCACAACTTGAAACCATTATGCCTTCTGAACTCTCATACAATAGACACAGCAGCTCTTGTGGCTTGTAGACAAGGCGCAAAAATCTTACAAGGCATGCGCGTGGGAAGTCTGGTTACTTTTCCCCCATCCCATCACCAACAATCCCAATCCATGTTTGCAAATTGCAATGTAATTCGCCAAAACCGATAGCAAATTGCACGCAAAAAAAAACAAAAAAATGTAATTTTCTCTATGGAAAAGCGTAAAAATATGCTATGATAAAGAGAAAAAAAACGCCCTCCAAGTTAGTTACGATCTAACAAAGAGGGCTAACTAAATCACAACGAACTATAAAGGAGTTCATCATGAATCAGCTAGTGAAAGAATACACTAAAAAGGATTATTACCCAAACGGCCAGCTAGCTTATGACGGCGAATTTAAAGATGACAAGTGTCATGGCCAAGGTAAGTGCTATTACGAAAACGGCCAGCTTTGTTATGAAGGCGAATGGAAAGAAGACGATTTTCACGGCCAAGGGAAGCTCTATTACCCAAACGGCCAGCTACGTTATGACGGCGAATGGAAAGAAAACGATCTTCACGGCCAAGGGAAGCTCTATTACGAAAATGGCCAGCTACGTTATGAAGGCCAGTGGCAAGACAGCGAGTGGCACGGCCAAGGCAAGAGCTATCACGAAAATGGCCAGCTACGTTATGAAGGCCAATGGAAAGATGGCAAGTGGCACGGCAAAGGTAAGGTCTATGACGAAAACGGCCAGCTTATGTATGAAGGCGAATGGCAAGATGGAGCTCCCCTAGTTAGAGACTGAAGAAAAACACTTCTCAAAAACCTAGCCCCTTAAATATAGGGGCTTTTTTTATTCTACTCCAAAAGTCACGGGCTCTTCCTTATCAAGCAAAGCATCCGCCCTTTTTCTTTCTCGCTCTTTAATATTCATCGCCTTCAAGTAAGCATCGAAAACGTAACGGCATTTATTGACGTCACCTTTTTCCTGCTCTTTTGACATGAATGCATTGTACTTATCAAAATTTTCTTTGGATGAATCTTCCAAGCTGAACACTGGAATCTTAGACATATTACCCCCTTTCATAACCTTCTGTCTTATCCTCACTTATAACAGAAAACAGAATAAAAGTCAAGGTAAATTTTTACACGCTACCAGAAAACATAATTTAATTCAAGAAAAAAACCTTGACAAAAAAGATTTTTTATGTTAATAATGAGATTTAGTAAGGATAAGTTATGAAAATAATAGCGCTACTAGTCTTTTTTGGAATATTGCAAGTTTGTGTTGATGGTTTCGTTGACATACTTCCAACTCCAGGAAGATATGGTTGGGTAAAGAAGCAAGAAAAAGCTATTACATCTCAAGATTGGGATGACACATGGGATTGTTCTAAATGTGGAAATAAAAACTATTCCTGGACATCTATTTGCGGTAAATGCGGTAGATCAAAGTAAACTAGAATAAAAATAAGAAAGGCCAACTGAGAAGCTGGCCTTAAAAAATAAAACTTTTCAATTTTGCAGGTCGAAAGGTTTAAAGTGATTGAATATTAAAACACATCAAAATAAAACACAACCCCCCTACACAAAAAAACAACTCCTGACCCACATTCAGGCATGCGACAAAGGACCGCTCTCCTACAAAGAGATGGCGGACGTTATTGGTTGTTCTAAATATTTTGCTAAGAAAGTCGCCAAAGAAAATGAATCAAAGAAAATCATAAAGAGATCCCCTACCTTCTTCACCGAAAAACTTTCAGGAAAAAACAAATATGAAAGAGGTGAAAACTTCAACTCTAAACTACATTTAATCAATAACTTAACATTAATTATCAGACGTTGTGAAATAGATATCCCCTTAGACTCCAATGGTATAGATAAAAGAAAAGTCAAAACAAAAACAAAAATTATCAGACGCTTTGTCCCTTCTGACCATCCTGATGCCGTAGCTTTCAGAAAAAAGCTTAAAAGAAAGAGGCAGAGTTTACCACTAAAAGAAACTAATAAAAACTCTAAAGAGTTTGCTAAGGCTTCGCCCGGCAGACCTTCGGTCAAGTTGGAGGTTTTGAGGCGTCATGGCTTCGAAAAGTTCGCAAAAGGTGCACCATCTTGGTGGTTTCGAGATCTTGAGAAGCTTGAAAAAGCGTTAAGGCTTGTAAAATCCAAGGTCAAAAATGGTTTTGGAAGGCATCGAAAGATAAATTTCTTTAAATTTGTGAGTCATTTGCTCAAAAACGAGGCTGCAGGTTATCGAAAATGGCGGGCAATGGAGTTTGTGAAGGATTTTTCGAGTCCAAGTATTCAAAGAGTCAACAAATATTTTGAAACTGAATTCAAACAGAGAGCTTGGGAAGACTTTTCAGCGCTCTTCAAGCAACAAAAATTCAAATTAAATCTTGATACTGCTCAAAAGCTTCTCCGTAGAGGCTTTCAGCATGCAGCAAAATGCGCAGAGGTATCGCTTAAACGCTTGAAGCTAGGTGGGATAAAGTGCTCAACTGGCTTTACGCTTTCGCTAGTCAACATGCGCAATCCCATGGACATATTAACAAAAAATCAGGTGAGAACATGCTAGAAAAAACAAAAAAAGTCGCCGAATATTGCTTTGACAATCAGGAAAGCTGGGAAAGAATTTGGGAAAAAGAGGCTCTTGAAAAGCTTAAAGCAGAATTAGACAAAACTCCCCTACCACCAAAAGGCAAAAGACATGAGTAAATTTACATCTGACGTCCAACTTAAAAACCCAACGCTTAAAGAGACAATGCCAGAGCTCTTCATCCGCAAAGAATTTAGAGACTTGCTCCCTACGAAGACTCGAGAGGAATACAAGGCTCTAGAAACAGATATTTTACACTTTGGTTGTCAGCAGCCCATCTTGGTCACTGAAGATGGCACGATTATTGATGGCCACTATCGCTACGAGATCTGCAAGAAACACAACTACCCTTTCAAGACTCAAAAGCTGGATGGCTTTGATAGAAGTGAGGCAGTACTAGAAGCAGTATGGCTTGATTATGAGAAAACTTTAGATGAACTGGAGATGTGATGGTTACAGAGAGTATTAGCCCAGAGTGGAGTGTATTTGGAAAAGAGGAAGCTAGTAAAACTCTAAGCCAACCTGAAGTAAAGATTCACCCAGAGTTTCAGAAGTGGTTTGACCCTTTAGAAGAAAAAGAGTTTGAGATTTTAGAGGCTAGTATTATCAAAGCTGGTCAAGCTGACATGCCTTTAGTTCTTTGGAATGGTTATTTATTAGATGGTCATCACCGCTTCAAGATATGCCAAAAACATGGCTTGCCTTACAAGGTCATTCACAAGGTTTTTGAAGATGAAGAATATGCAGAAGAGTACGCATTAGAGGCGCAAGATGGCCGAAGGAATATCACTAAATTCAAGTACACTGAAAAGGAAATAAGACGTAATGATCTTAAGTTGAGGAATGAAGCTAAGGAGAGGCAAAAGTCCAATTTAAAGCAGTTCCAAACTACTGATAATCAGTGTTCCACCGTTCCCCTTAATTATGGGGAACAGATTAAAAACAGAGAAAATGAAACCGACCGCAAACTAGCCGAGGAAGCTGGAGTATCTCACGGAACTATCCACAAAACCCGCTACGTCATGGAAAAAGCCGACAAAGAGCTTTTAGAGCAAATGCGAAGTGGAGAAACAAGCCTTCATGCTGGATACGTTAGAACGAAGCAGAAGGAAACAGGGCTTGATAGCTTGTTTAAGAGAGATGATTACCGCGTTGTTTACTGCGATTTCTATGAGCCTCATAGCATGTTAGGTTGGAACCCTATTAAACAATATGAAGCTCTTAAGTCTTTGCCGGTTAAAGATCATATTGAAGACTATGCAACTTGTTTTTTGTGGTCTGCATTGCCTGAGGTTGATTCTACATTAAGAGTAATGAAGGCTTGGGGTTTTTCTTATGAAACAATGTTTGTTTTGGAAAACGATAGAAAGACTGAAGGACATTACAACAGGTGTGATCATTTGGTTGTGATTGTGGGATCTAGTAAGTTTACTTGTCCTCCAGACACTAGGGATAGGCTTTCTTCTGTTATTGATAGTAGTGTTGCTGGAAAGCAGAGAATTGAGAAGTTTCGAGAAACGATTGACGCTATGTACAAGAGCTCTGAAGGTGCTAAGCTGCAAATATTTAATAATAATAATTCTCCCGAATGGGATGCCATAAATTTTTAAAATAACCTTACACAATAAAAAAACATAAATAGAGGTTTTTTATGTCTAAAAATAAAAGAAATTCCCTTCCAATTGGATATGGTTGTGGATTTAAAACAGGCAAGTCTAAAAATAATAACGACAAAAACAAAGTCAACTTGCAAACGATTAATAATCTTTTTAAAAAGTCTTTACAAGAAGAAAAAGGATCTGATCATTTTCGAGGGCAAATCTTTCAAAGAAATGTCAGTGATAATGTTTATTTACCTGCAAGAGGGATTGTTTCTCTTCCTATAGACTTGGTAAACAAGATCTATGACTATGCTGAACATCACAAAATCAAAAAAGAAATGGGATGTGAGCATCTTTTAACTAATCATTACAATGCACATGCAGAGTTGTCTAGATACAAACCTAGAGATTCAGAAGCTGACAATCAATCGAAGAGGCTTCATAGAGCTATAGCCTATCAAATTGATTGTGGATTGCAGATCTTAAAAAAACTAGGACAGAAAAAAGGTGAGAAGAAACTAAAAGATTTAGCTAAAAAAGTGATTTTAGAGGCTGGAGACACTTTTAAAGATCTTCTTAAGCAGGCTATAGATTTTGGGAAAGGTGAATATAATAAAAGGGCTGCAATAGAAACTGACCCTAAAAACCCACCAGTTCCTGAATATTTTGAGTATCAAAATGTAGCATAAACACAACCTAGGGGAGAGGGCTATGTTAGCAACGCAACCGCATTGCGTATTAACCGAGCAACTTGCATTGGCTTGCATGATGGAAGACAATCGGTTTGCATCCGAAGGCGTATCCACGCTAAGTGCAGATCACTTTCATCTTAGTGGGCATAGGGCTGTTTTTGAGGCGATAGGAAGGCTTGTTGAGTCTCCAGAGGATGTTGGGCTTGTTTCTGTTCATCATGAGCTAGAAAAGGCTAAAAAACATCAAGAAGCGCCGATTGAATATTTGTCTCAAATCGCTCAAATGTATTCAGGGGCAGTCAGTCTCAAAGACTGCATAAAAACACTTGAAAACAAGATGCTTGCAAGAGCTGTGGTTAATACTGCCAATCATCATATCGAAATGGCTACCAATGAAGAAGTCGTAGACATATTAGAGCAAGTCCGCTCCGATTATGATGAGATTAGGAAAAAAGCATGTGGTAAAGAAACAAATCCTCTGAGTTTCTTTTTGAGCAAAAGCGTAGCTAGCA